TGTAAAACTTTTAGTAGAGCCAACGGCTCTAGTATTCATGTTAAATGGTGGATTGCTTAAAATCCAAGCAACAGTAGGGCTACGTAGTAATCCTGCGCTGCATACAACTAAAGCTTTGGTAAAGCTACCTTGGTTAGGATTGCTAGCATTCCAAAGTCGATTATTATTCATTTTGCTCCTATGGTACCCCTGACCGGACTCGAACCGGTACGCACCAGGCGAGGGATTTTAAGTCCCTTGTGTCTACCAATTCCACCACAGGGGCATATTATTTGGTGGGCAATGAGAGACTCGAACTCTCAGCTTACGGCTTCTAAGACCGCTGCGTTTACCAATTTCGCCAAATGCCCATTAAATCTTTGGTCTATCAACTTTAGTTACTGATAGTACCGTTAGCTTTTTACCGTTGAGAACTACTGTGTAGTTATCTTTGATATCTTTAAATACAGTAACCGGAATACCAAATCCGCGAACTCCCTCAGCTACGTCAATCCAAGTAGCTGAATTTGCATCCATAAACTGGACTGAACATCCGCCAATAGTTGCTTTATTCATATATTTATATATTTATTTTGGTACCAACTCCTGGTTTCGATCCAGGTACAGCACGCTTATCAAGCGTGTACCTCCCCATTCGGTCTAGCTGGCAATACGTTTAAAATGCTGTAAATTCTGGATCTAGAACGGTTTCGTCGTCGTAACCACCGAAGTTCATATTTACCCATGCATCCAGAGCAAATTCATCTGAAAAGCATAGTTCGCGGTACTGAAGCCCGTCGCCACTAGCGTAGGTTTCGTAACCTTTTTCTGCTAGATTATTTAAGCGAACAAGGGCTGCGCGGCTCTTCAGAATTTTAATACCATTAGAACCATCACCACAATTGGTGATAACCATATAAATCTTTTGAGTCATAGCTTTCAGTTTTAGTAAATGGTAGGACCGGTGGGAATCGAACCCACGTTCGCCGCCTTATCTAGACGGTGCTTAAGAGTTTATAAGGCTCCCTCATAGGCCAGCATTAGCAACAGTCCTAAAGAATCTTGTGTGAAACAACTAAGTGGTCATGCCGGAGGGTACTACATAGGCGACCAAGCTCTATGATTCCTTTCAACCAGAGCCGTTGCTTGGCGGAGTAGTTGTCTAGCCTTAATTGTTTCGCACAAGAATCCGCGAGAGAACATATATTATATATGTTTTGACAATCAAATTCAAGTATAAATTTTGTAATGTGCGTTGCGGTACGGTGCCCCGCGTCTACTTGGTACGCCAAGCATATTCACGACTTTATGCTAAACGCACATTACAAAATTTCCAGCTTACTCGGTACTGGGCTAACTCAATTATTACGCCTGTTAGCAGCTTAAAGCGAGGTCCAAGCATGTAGCTTAGGTTCCACCATCTAATTCTTATACCTACTCAAATGTAAAAATTAGAAAACTTAGATGAGTCAGTTTCGGTTTACGTGTATCGTATCACGGGGTCTGTAGACGTTGGTTACGTTTAATCCAACTCGTTACTTTAAGGCGACGACGTCAACCTGTGTGCCATTCTCAGCTAGGCCCATGCACACCGCGTAGCTTCTCCACTTATTTATAGTCGAGGAGTGGTCGACTTATATAGTTCCGTCGTACTATTCTAGGTGGAACCACTACCCTAGAAAGCCTACCCGAGTGCGCCGCATTACTCGTTTTGCGTCTTGCGATCCGGCTAACATACTACGCCTTAGCCTTCAGCGGTATGTTCGGCAGTGAAGATTCTATTATACAGAGCCTTGGCAATTAATTCAAGATGATATTTTCGCTCGTCATCATTAGCGAATTCGCCCTTATATCCATCATTGCTGGAGTCTCCATACCAGGAGAAATTATAAATATTTTCACCACCAACGTCTGGATAGACGCACGATAGACTAGCCCAGCGTAAGCGAACATATCCTACTTGCCTACCTTCTAAGTAAACATCATATTGCTCTGGGCACGCTACGCATGTACCTATAAATTCAAAATATACCGCTTTATACCGTACAGCTATACAATGCCCAATGTTATAGTAATGTGCTTCTTCGTATGTCATTACTTCCTCTAATTATATTTTAGTACATTACCAACTTTGTGGTCACTAGGTTCAATAGCCTGTCAACGTAACCTAAATGTACTAAAATATAATTGATCCATTGTGGGTAGGAATACGATACCTACATCTGTCTGTGTGTTGAGCCACTACACTACGCGGCATAGGGGCCGCGAGTTCGATTCGAACCAACGATACTCTGCGTTTTACCTTAAACTACCACGGATCGCTAGGTCATGACTCCCAGCTACAGATCAGGTTAATTACTCCATCACCATAAGTTAGTATGCTACAAAAACATACTAACTTATGGTCCAGGTTACCACGCGTCCTGGGGCTGGATTACCGTGTTTAACACCAGCGGGTGGGCGTTTTTGGCAGCCACGCCTCCACTAATGATGACGCGCGCTGTAGGAGGTGGTTCCTACTTTAACTCTGCTAAGTAAACCTAGCAGAGAGGTTCGGTGCTACCGAATTAGGTGAGCCGTTTTGATCCTAAGTAACATGCTCATAACTCTTAGATTTAAATGGTGGGCCCCCGAGGTTTCGATCCTCACGCAGCCAACCCGACTTATATAGCAATAGTTTTACAGACTACCGTCAGGAAAGGGTCCCATTAATCAAGTACACTACCAACATTCAGGATGACTCACCGCGGCTCCTGACTTCCGGGTAGTTGGCATAGAGATCGTAAACTTGTGTACTTGATTAATGGTAGTAATCTATCTTCCTGTGACTAGCAGGTACTTAATTACTTAGTCAACAGTACAGCGAGGGAACTTTGAAGTATATCGCTAGGATCGTCAGTCCTGCCTAGACATATACTTTATACCATTTTCGCCTAGTGCAGCATTGCTATTTTACCATTAAGACTAAGTACGTGCTGGCCAGCGTTAGAATTAGCAATACAGATACATCAGCTCAACCTCTCACAAAGAACACCAATACGTGTGCTCTATAGGTGGGTATGTATGCGTTTCTCTGCGTAAACTATCTCTAGTGTACTCAATCTTAATGGTAATAAATTACACATTAAGGACAACTTTCACTCCACGAAGTCAGGGAGCCGCTTAATCAAGCCTAAGCAGTAACGGCTATCGGGTGGTAAACATCGAACACTTACAAACTCACAGGGTTGGGTACCTGATATCGCCGTATTCGAACATTGCTTTCCCATCCGATATATCTATTATATAGACAAAAACCAATCAAATCAAGCCAGAATTTTTAGCGGTTTTGATTGCATCAGCATCTAAAGAGCAATAAACGCGAAACTTGTCACGTCCAACCTCGTCGTAGAAACTGTTAGCCATCCTTTCTAACGCGTCAAACTTATCTTCTGGAAGCGAATAGTATCGACTTAGAAAAGCCGATACCAAAAATTCCTTAGTATAGCCTGCCATGATTATTTCCCCAATCGAATATCTATTATAGAACAATCAATTCGGGCCCGCAAGTCTCAGTTTCTAATCCTGCGAAGTCAGTATCCTGCAGAAGACCTGCGGCTAAACAATACTGATTCCAACCAGCACGCCATTCTTCCTCGTCTGAATCAAGATGAGCTACGTCCGGCAGGAAATGGCTCTTGTCATCCATGAGAACCGTCTCCCACAGATTATCCCAATTAAATATCTTCGACTGGGCGTTTGTTTCTGCGCGCATTGCGGCGTTCCTTTTCGCGTTGCTTACGTTCTTCGCGTTCTTCGGGAGATTCTTTCATTTTATTACTCGTATAATTGGTCCATGCGCCTAGAGTCGAACTAGGGTCAAAAGTTTAGGAAACTTGTATGTTCTCCGTTACACCACGCACAGAAATTGGCACGACTGATAGGACTCGAACCTACATTGACTCCACTTACTCTGCTACGCTTTAGAAGAGCGTTGAGGTACAGTCGTATTAATTCTGAAATTTAGTTAGCTCTTTAAGTAGCGTTTCTAGATACGTATATCTAGCCCTGGCCGTAGCATTTAGAAGATTTTCTTCTAGACGCTGATCCAGATATCTCATCTGGTTCTCAATATCCTCGATGCAGGACTTTACATCTTCAGGCATCAGAACCTACCAATAGTAGGATAGAACTGTTCTTGGCTAGGATCGCAGTAGAACTTCCAGTGTTCGTGATTCTCATCAAATTCTTCAATACTGTTGATAGTATAAGCACAGTCAAAAACTGCGTCTATACCGTCTTCTGCGTATTCTGCTTCCAGTTCGGCATACTCATCGCTAAAAAGTTCCCGCATGGTCGATTCCATGTGGTCTTCGGCAAGGTAGTTTGCCTCGTCGGCGGTTTCAGCAACCACAACGACGTGCGATTCTCCACCACACCACTCAGAAGATTCATAATCAATAAGCCAAAGCATTTTAAGGTCCGTAAGCTGTTAAACAAGTAGTACAAATATCTAGCTCATCTAAATCTTTCTTGAGCTGTTCCGGTTTGAGCCAGATGCCGCAAGATGTGCATTGCTTTAGATGAATTTCGACTTCAGGATGATATTCTATCATCAATTCACGACAGGCTTCAAGCACGGATTTATGCGTCTTGTATAGGACATAGTCTAGAGAATTAAGCTTTACCATAAATCTTCGCTAAACAACTCGCTACCAGCGTAGTCAGTAGGACTTGCAGCTGGACGTATACGTAATTGCTTATTAGACATTGCATAAATTAGAGCAACTTCGCGATTCACGAACTTTAGTTCGTCTGTGATAAACCCTTCTTTGCCTGCTACAATACCATTTTTCTTCATTTCGTGTATAACATGGTGATGCCTATTTGGCGGTGGTAACACGAACATGTTTTCACGCTCCACGTCTAGAACGGCTACCGCTTCGATCTTGGGGTGCCTATTATGGCTTTTTCTAGGATTATTATACTTAGCTTGATAAACGATCACGTTTTCTTCTCTTCACGTAGTTCTAGCTCTAAGGAGGCTAGAAGATTCCATATAATTTGTGCTTTATGCAAGGTTCCTATCCCACCTGGACCGCTATCTAGTTTCTCTCCCTGTCCTAGATAGATCAGGTGACGCATTGCGGCCTCTTGGTAACGCTCAGGTCCATTTGGTACCTTTGCCCAACCATTAGGTGTATATTTTTTAGCGCCTAACGTGGTAACTTCGGCTACTTTTTCTAGTGCGTGCGCGAAACCTGAGAAGAATAGCCAGGGTAACAGTTTACCCGCATCTGCTTTCTTGCCCGGCTCGTTGAGTGATCCGCCACTAAGGTCTGTTTCTAGTGGTGGAAATACAGTAGTTGCTACTGGTTTTAAATATGCTGGTATACTTAGATGATTGGAGCTATCATAAAAGCCATCCGTATAATTCTTAGCGGTATTACCTACTGGGTTTACACGTACTTCTTCACTAGGCTCTACTGGTGGGAACGGCCAATCTTCTTTGCGACGTAACTTATTCATTTTCTTTTTTCATGGTTGGTGGGTTGTTGCTAGAGTGATCCCACGGGAATGGGATCAGTCTAACATTGCATTAGACTTTTACTACCTATGTACTGAGCCTAGAGGTCTGTAAACATACATAGGATTTTGCTTGCATTATAGGACTAATAGGTGGCGGGTATTATATTTATAATCTCTAACTCGTATGTTAATAGATTACGTATAACTATCGTCGCCAGTCCGGGCACACTTACTAGAATAAGATTGCTTGCGCCCTTACACGTTGAAATTCCCGCTGCTTCTAGACGTTGGGGCGTACATCGACGTTATAGTAGTTGAGTTGTTTCTTGGGTTCTATCCTCGTTCGTAGTCAACACTAAACACTACGTTTTTGGTATATATTTCTCTGTTACGTTACTGGCAAAATACAAAGCCATTGCAGCGGAAGTTTGGGTAAGATATATCTCGGGTGTAATTATTTTACAAACTAATAAAGTAATGGAGGTTAATATAATTATGCAAGTTAACCCAAACTTTCTGCTAGTAAACTTTGATTCTGCCTCATCCATAGCTATCCTTCATTAATATTCTAGGGATCTTCTTTTTCGCTTTCATGGCGGCTAACAGCTCAGAATTAATCTTCCTATAGGCTTCTGTATCACCTATTCGCCTAGCATGCTCTAGGTAGACTGGTAGTAGCACGTCAATTATGAGTGTTTCTAGTTGCCTAGTGTATTCTTGCATGATTCCTCCATGATGATTTTATATTATAGCATGTGGGCATCTGTAGCGCAAATCTAAATTTTCGATACCTGAAAAACTTGCACTTGATTTGTTCCCCAAAACAGTCTATAATGTTTTATTAAACTATGGAAATGCAGCGTATGCAGAATCTAATTAAAGAATTAACTGAGCCAGTTATCGCGCCTAGCGGTATCAGGACTCCTACTGCTGTTATGCTAAGAGCAGCTAAAGCAATCCAGCATCTAGCTGCATTGAATGATTCAGCATCTAGAACTCTACAACAGCTACAGTCTAGAGAAATGACGGTGCTGGACGATATAGATCATGTGGCAGAGTATAGAAAGGTTATGAATGAAGAATACACTAGTAACCTTACTTGAAGTAGTGGCTCAGGAAAATCAGCTTACCGAGCGTTCTAAGTTGTATCTTGACACTGTAGCTGCTCAGATTACGGTACTGGAAAAGAGGGCAAGTGAGTATGCTACTACTGGATTAGCTTCACAACGTAAGCACGGAATGTGGAGAAATCTTAATCCTGCCGTGCATGGTAGGTGGCTTACTAGAGAAGTAGATAGGTTCCGACCATGCGCAAACTCATAGTCGCTACCACTCTTGTCGCACTACCGCTATTTCTGGGGTGGGCGCAGAACGATCAAAAAATTACCTGGCTTGATCGAAAGGAATTGAAATGTTTAGTGGACAATGTCTATCATGAGGCACGTGGCGAACCCTTGGCTGGTCAAATTGCAGTTGCTAGAGTCACTCTTAATCGTGTGGGAACATGGGCTTCAACAGTATGCGAGGTGGTATATCAACGCCATCAATTCTCTTGGACCTCCAAGCGAACTACCCCAATTAAAGACCAAGTAGCGTACTATACTGCGTGGCATGCCGCATGGATGAGTAGAGACTACCCACTAGTAGCTACTCACTACCATGCGATCAAAGTTAGTCCAAAATGGGCTAAATCCTTTAACAAAGTAACACAAATTAATAATCACATATTTTATGAGTAATCTTAGAAAAGCCGCGCTGATGGCACTTGAGTCTGCGTCGGATGAGTGGATTGAAACTGACCCAGACAGGGCCGGCCCCTTGGCACGAGGGGTTAGCCCGCTGGTTGATAGACAAGAGGACCGACGCATGCCGAGCTTTGACACCGAAGCCTTTATGAAGAAGTTGCACCGCGCTGCTGCTGCGCGGGGCAAGACCATGAAGGAGGTCGCCGCCGAGACTGGCGTGAGCCAAACGACCCTGAGCCGCATGAGCACGGGCCGCCGCGTGTGCGACGCGGCCAGCTTGGCGGCACTGAGCGCGTGGGCCGGCATCAACCCGGCGAAGTTCTCGGGTTGGGTGCCACCGCACCCTGTGCATGACGACAAGACGGCCAGCACGAGGCTGCGGCAGGCCTTGCAGCTACCTATCCTGGCCTGAAGGATAAATAATGAAGGGCGGAGACTTTTGCTATCGTTGCGCCTATGTTGAGCGTAAAAATGATGGTACAGTTGCTACACAACCATACTGCTACAGAAAAGAGGCAGGTCATAGTAGGGTCACTGGAGAGGCTGTCTTTCCATTAGCGATCACTAGACGTACTACATGGCGAATTTTTGGTGGGTGTAATGGTAAGAACGACTTTGTAAGGTATAACACCAAATGAAACTGTGTAAAGATTGCAAGCATTTTCACAATACCACTTTATTCAAAGCTATCTGTACACATCCATCTATAAACCCACCGGAACCTGTCTATGGTAGACCACAACTTATTTTATGCAGCCGAGCTAGGAGCACAAATGGAAAGTGCGGTAAAGATGCCTATTACTTTAAAAAGCTGTAGTAATTGTACTTATTACTACAAAGGATTTTGCATAGTGTTCTCTGATAAGTATGAGGGCAAGGTAGCAGCAGTTACCGCTAGAGTATCTGAGAATATGTGCAGTCAAACTGGAAAGTATTATGAAGCTGTGTAAAGATTGTAAACATTATAAAGCTATATTACTACAGTGTTATCGGCCAATTCCTACGGTTCGCGATGATCTAGTATATGGCCATAACTATGTACCAAGTATGCAGTATGCCTATGTAGAACGCTGTACTGAAGACTTTGCGGCTACACGAGAAAACTGCGGACCTACTGGTAAGTTCTGGGAACCTACTCTAAAGTACCGAATTATTAAACTATTTAAACTATGAAGATTCAATTACTAAGTGATATTCACGTCGAGTTCTGGAAAGAGAATCAGGCTGAAATGCTTGAGGCACTTATTCGCCCAGCCGACGTACTAGTCGCCGCTGGCGACATTAACGTGGGTCGTACTAACACGATTAAGACGCTGAATATTCTTGCTCAACACTACACTGACGTACTCTACTGCCCAGGCAATCACGAATATTATGGTGGTTTAGAGCTAAAGGGCTTTGATAATCATAACAAATTCGGGCGGAAACTGTGGGGCAACGTACACATGCTTAATCCTGGTAGTATTGAGATTGGCAATGTACAGTTTCACGGTGCTACGTTGTGGACGGATTTTGGTAATGATGTTCTAGTTGAGCAAATGTACAATAAGTACATTCAGGATTACAGGAGAATTCCTGATGGCAAGGCAGCCAATATCAAGTATATCAATAAGCATCATGCTGGATATTTTAAAATGGCTTATGAAAATAGGGATCGTGCTAAGAAGCAAGTATTCTTTAGCCACTTCGGTCCTGCGTACGAAGCTATTTCGGAGCGTTGGAAGAATGTGGATGCAGCTTCTAGCCTATTGAATAAGTACTTTTATAATGACTTAGGTAGCTGGATTGGCTCGCTAGACGACGCGATTTGGCTGTTTGGTCATACTCACGATGCCGTGGATGTGACTGTTGGCCAAGTACGTTGCTTAGCGCGGCCGGTTGGTTACCCTGGCGAGCGCAAGGAACCTTACGAACCTCTGGTACTAGAAGTATGATTAAATTACTAATAGATAAATATGCTAGAGATTTTAATGAATATCTTATACGATCAGAAGTAGATGAGGCATGGGAGAAATATCGTGATGAATCCTAAACTGTACGAATTAATGATCCAAGCAGGTTACTCTGCACCGAACCTAGCTCCAAGGAACATAAGGTTCACTAAGCTTCTTCTAACTTACTTACTAGAAATGGCTCCCAGAAACAGCAGAATTGCAGAGGAAATCCTTGATCTACTGGACCCTAAGCCGCAGTAACTTTCAACAATAGCCAACTTTATGAGATACAGACGGCTAGCGAACTTGTGCATTGATGAAAATGGACTTGTTTTGCTAGCTTTTGTGTGTTACAATGTATGTATTGACTCTCTAAAAGGATATGATACAAATACAAAATTCTCTGTATCTAGAGAGCATGTGTCGCCCTGAGCGACACGCAGCTCTCTGAATACAGAGAATTTTGTGAGTCTTACTCAGTTCAGTATCAGAGCGTTAAACCCATTTTTAAAAAATGAGCATTTAACTAAGAAATTACGTTTTTATCTGAATAAATCATACCAACCGCGGAAATTTGCCGGGTTTTTCGCGATTTTTCTGGATTTTTCCGGTTTTACCCATACGCACCCAAGAAAGGAAATACTCTAGCGTAAGCGGATTATGCCGAAGGCATATACTGCTACGGCTTAGGGTCAATTTATGTATACGAAGTACACTAAGAGTGGATATAGTAAGTCCTCAGCTAAAAAGGATATTAAAGAGCTACCATTTGATGAAATTCAAGAAGATTACTCCGGGCACTACAATCACGCAGTTGAAGTCTATCTAGAAGACGTAAATAATATAGCTATGAATGCCTGGAAACGAAAAAGCGCTTTAGCTAGAGCTGATCTATATAAGAACTCAGAAGAATCGGAAGAGGAAGTAGACGATAGTCTTAGAGACTATACTCCCATTGAAGATGTTCCCGCTGATGAAGCTAGTAAATTCAGGGAAGCTGCTAATGATTATGCAGTGCTAGCGTTTGTCGACAAATATAATATTAAAGAGGCTTGGGAGTGGCTAGGTCCACAACTCCTAGCCCATTTAGGCACTTATAAGCTACCAGAGTATGTAGATAAGGAAGTTACTGGTAGTTCCGGTACTAAGGTGATGAAGCGGGTCATAGTAGGGTCAGACTTCTTAGACCTCAATGTTACTACTCCTAGAGAATTGGGTATCTACCGGTTTATTACTAAGGTAGCTCGTGGTAAGCTAATGGAGAAACAGGTACTGCCCGAGCATACTCCTTATTGCTCACTAGTGCCGTTATATATGGCTGCACAGAAGAAGTTCAGTAGTATTAAATACACTGATTGGGATCCTACAACCGTAAAACCACTAGTAGACAAGGACTTATACGCTGCTATGGTTTGTGATCCTCCTATGGGCAAGGTAACAGACGATGAGTTGCTACAGATTAGGCATGTTGGGTTATCGTACATTTCTAGGTCTGCCAAAGAGCGTGGCCAAACTAAGTACTACAACCCTGAGACCTATCATACCTTATCTGGTATTGGTGATTCTGCAATTGGTAACCTACCTAAGTACGCTAAGGTTATGTTATGCCAAATATGGAGTGCACATCCTAAGAATCGTAACCAATATATGATTCTAGATCCTTATGATTGGGATCGCATGCCACCTCCATTAATCAATTCAACTATATTAGCTCATCGTCAAGTATCTGCTGATAATGCAGGTACTACAGTATATAGGTCTTCAACTGGTAGCAGCCGCTGGGAATAATGAAATACACTCCTGAAGTAACTACCAAACTGGTAGCAGACTACCAATCCGGCGTGTCAACCGAGGAGCTTGCAGCTCAACTAGACGTCCCTGTACGTTCGGTAATCGCCAAACTATCCTCCCTAGGTGTTTACCAGAAGAAATCCTACCTCAACAAGCGCGGAGAGATACCAGTAAAGAAGGAGGAATACATCGACAGGCTTGCTGTATTACTTAACGTTAGCATTGATCGACTAGAATCTCTAGAGAAAGTCAATAAAAACGTACTTAAGTTGCTAGAAGATGCTTTAACTGCTGAATAACGAAAAAAGCCACCAAATTGTGAAATTTGGTGGCTCTTTAAATTTCATCTTGTAAATTTTTTGCTCATAGATTATAATATACTAACCGCACAAATTTTATGTTCGGCCCATTGGCCAGAGGATTTTTCTCTAGGACCATCACTACAAGACTGAAGAATTGATACTGAGAGATCGGAATAACTTATTGAGAGTTACTGGTGGCTATAAGCCTTAAACTAACTGCAAACTCGATTGAACCTATCCGGTGGGAAATGATACGTAAAGTATGGCCCCAGTGAATGTTCTAGTAACTATTAAATAACGCTAAATTATATTAAGCCTCGCAATCTGAGCCTTCGGCTCTTGCCTGCGCACTTGGGTTGGCTCACCTTTAAGCAGCGATCCTCCTGTTGTACCTTGCCTAATTTCTAGATTACCAAGGCCCTACCTCGCCCTCCAGTTTAGCTGTTGAGGGCTTTTGTCGTTTCTAAATCAACACTTGACAGCCAAGGTTTAACACTGTAAAATTGGCGCAACTTGGCACCCAAAAATAGACTTACAAATGAAAGCAGCCCCTGAGCATTTCTGCTGCAGGGGCTGTAAATCGTACCACCGATTTTGTTTACTAAGTGCGACAACGTGAGTACCAGGTCAGGTATCTTGGTGGGATACGCCCAATAGACCGTTCATCAACTTAGGAGGAATGTCGTAACAGGTTCCTCAGGCCACCTTCGCTCGGGTGATCAAACCTCCGCTCAGGATTTTGCTAGAATGTGTAGTAGGTAAAGAATCGAACCTTATTCACTACCTATTAGCTAAATAGGTAAACACTCGTCACACTATTCTAGATATCAGGACTTCCCATCCTGTTCGGCATCTTAACTTCACCTCTACTGCTAGCGTCCGTGCTGAGTAGGCTAACGTCCAGTATATCGACTCCGAGCCCTAGACAGCTTAATGGAGTAGACTCTTATAAAGTGGAGTAGACTGACCATATTTATACTCTGGGTCGCGAGTAGCAATCCGTGCAACTATACTGTATGTCGATAGCGCTTACTTCATCCTGATCCTAGTTCCGGGCAGGTTGATCCTGGGAAGGATCAGGAGGCCTGCCTGGGGCCACTAGGATTTCGCTAGAATTGCACTAGCTCATCAGAGGACTTGGTACCCTGTACGGGGATCGAACCCGTCTGCACGACTTGAAAGGACGTTGACCTCACCTGAAGTCGAACAGGGCAAAAACAGACTTAGTAAAAAATAGACTTGCTGAGTAGATCGGGCTGTGATTCGAGTTTCAATCACAATTAAGCTTTTATCTCACCAATAAGGGAGTCTCAAACCACCCAAGTGAGCCTAGCATATAATATGTGCCGAGAGAACATTTGCTCCCGTAGGGAAAGAGCTGCTAGGCTCACTTGGAAAGTCTGTGAAGGGCTGACGATCGGTTCTAGGTTTGTAGCTGCAGCCTACCTCTCTAGTATTCCCGGCAATTAAGGACGCTCTGCAATGTGTGCAACCGCTGTCCACCCATTTTTCTAGAAACACATCCAGCGCGATTTGCTGGCTACGCGCCCCTGCTATCGGGGCCTAAAATGGCTGTGGCTTCAAGCTCAACTATTACTGCGCTTCATGCGCCGGCCATACATTCATTATACAGGGATTTTAGCAGCGAATCAAGACAGAATTTTTAATGCTTCACGCTGGAGTCTGTCGCTGCTTTCCCATCCGATATATCTATTATAGAGTAATCGGGGACACAAATCAAGTGAAAATTTTGGCAGGCTGTTCAGGCCTTGTTCATTTAACCAGCCGCCTGGCTGGCACCTGCCGTTAATCAAGCGGTGACTTCTTCGGTCAGCGACTTGATCTCAGCGTCGCGCGCTTCCAGCGCCTCGATCACTGCCTTCAGAGCCACGCCGGTAGCCTTCTCCAGGCTTTCCAGCTGTTCTTCGCTACGGCCAACCAGGCCCGCGATCTTCGCGATCATTTCGCTCTTCAGCATATCGCGCTTGCCGGCTTCCTTCGCCTTGGAGACGTAAACCTTCTCCTTAGCCAGCTTGGCAACAATCGAACGAGTGGTCTTGCCGAACTTCTCGGCGAACGACTTGACGGTCTCGTCAGTCGGAGTAGCAACGTAGGCCTGCACCAGTTCAGTGGTTTGGGCTTCAGTGTAGTTCACGGTCTTTTCGGTAGCCATATATTCCCTTTCAAAGAAATATTATATAACACAACAGGTTGAGAAACAAGAGAGAAATTCAGATGGTTACTAAGGGTAACTTCCAGGGTGTTTCCCCATCCGATATATCTATTATAGAGAAGAGAACCGCGGCGATCAAGAAAGAAATTTCGCCGCTATGTTGATGCATTCGATAATTTCGGACAGTATCGTCCGCACGTTTTATTGTGCCGGTCGATACGGTTTCCTTGATTCCCTAACGCATTTCATTATTATGCCCGATTACATAAAATTCTTCAAGAAAAAAAGTTTGATGGTTGCAGAGGCGGTGTTTTACGATTAAAAATTCTTACTTGACTGCCAAGGTTTACCACTGGTATAATTTGGCGCTGGCCGCGTCTGAGATTTTGCACTTGCCAAGGTTTTGCACTGGCGCAGCGCGGGAGCGTGTGCGATTTTGGTAGTGGAATTAGTTAGTTCGCGCTCACTAACTTCCGAATACCCCTACAAGTTACAGGTTGTTACATACCGCCCCAGTTAGCGCTTACTAACAATGCAAATGAGAATGATTCGCATTCAGGCCGGCAAGCAAGAATCGTGCCAGGTGCGCAAAAACAACAGCGTGTAAGTGTTTGTAACAACGCTTGACGCGGGTGCCAAAATTATGGTATAATTTTGGCGCAAATTTGTAACAACCTGTAACTTACAGGTTGTTACAAGTTATATTATAAAAAAACCCGATTATCTCGGGTTTTTTTAGTTATTCAGGAATATCAACGTAAAGGTTTACGCCAACGCTATAATATCCGTTGCTGGAACCATAGAAACGAATATCGACATAACCTTTACGGGTAGCCAGCTTGTAAAAGGTCCACATACCGATATCACCATATTCGATAGTTTCTTCATCGCTAGTTTCCTCGTCAGCGCGCAGAATTTCGCTATTCACCAGATCCGGCAGATCACCGACAATGCTCTCGATATACACATGCTCGCAACAATCCTGCATGTGTTCCAAAGTGAAAACTCGGCCATCGGCATGAGTGAAGATAACCTTATTATCTTCAGACACGACAGCGGTAAACGTCAAGCCCAGCAGGGCCGAAAAGGGCAGATATTTACGCATTACAGAATCTCCTCAGGAAAGAAAAGGGAAAGATCGTCGGCTTCAATAATCCGCCAGCCGAATGGAATTTCAGGATTATCAATGTCAAAGATGGTTTCGCCATCTTCGTCAGTTGACAAGCCAGAATCGTGCAAACCCTGGATTTCAGCGACTGGCAGTTGCGGGTTCATCGCGGTATCGTTGAATGCGCGGATAGCACGGTCAACCGGGTAATCGAAGGGAGCCAGCATCATTAACCTTTCGTCAAGTGAAGCACCTATTCTAGCAGTCTGATGCACCGCTAGAATAGGGGTTTCCCCCTATTGATTAATGATCCGCGATTACATCAGCCAGCGCGTACATATCTACGCCATCGGGCACCTTGATCGCATTGCCGAACATCAAATTGTCCAGCGCATGATATTCGCCCACCTTGGCACGAATCTTGCGTTCATACGGTGAAGCAACGGAAACGCCGACAGCCAGCATGCGTGAACCCTGAAACTCAGGCATGAAAGCAACGGTAACTGAGCCATCGGAACTAGTGACAATCGCACCACCCTGAGCAACGATTGCAGCCTTATGCACCTTGCGAGTTTCCTTTTGTTCCTTGGTAAGCTTGGAATTGGAGATCATATCGAACCTTTCAAGTTAGGGGCAGCAACATCGCCGACCCAGGAACACAGTATAAGCCAGAATCGCAGCCTGTGTGCATTGTTGACCAGATCGCAGGGCTATTTAAATTTCTTGACACTGGCACGATTTTGATGATATAATCAGCCTTTGTAACCAATTGTAACAAAATTTTGGCGCGCCAGCGCTTCATTGTAGCACGCGCAGCGTGCCGTGTCAAGCATTAAAGTGTAACAGTTTGTAACAGCGCAAGGCCAAAAAATAGCCGACCAATTTGGTCGGCTATTCACCGAGCCTGCACCCGGATTCCGTATTTACGCGGCTTTTATTGCCGGGCAGGATTTGAAAATCAATAGGGGGTTTCCCCCTATTGTCATTCGTCAGCGAAAACAGCCGCCAACTTGGCCAGCACCGCACCGCGCACCCTACCGATGCTCTTGGCATCTTCGGCGGTCAGGCCAGCAACGCGCACCAGCACCGCGATAGAATCGGGCTTCGCAGCCGTTTCTTCAGGAGTTTCTGCCTCAACTGGCACGGAATTTGCCAGGGCAGAAAACACCTTGACAAGCGCGGTTTTGTTCGCCTTGGTCAGCGATTCCGCATCATTTTCCGACAGACCCAAAACCTTAGCGATAGCATCCGCATGGGCATCCTTTTTCACGGGCTTTTCGCCGGTCTTGCTGACATATTCAGCCTTTTGATACACTTCCATCTTCGCCAACTTGGCAACGATGCTACGCGTGGTCTTGCCAAACTTTTCAGCAAAAGCCGTCACAGTTTCCTTGTTAGGGGCCGCAACATAAGCAGCCTTCAATTCAGCCGCTTGCGCTTCAGTGTAATTCACAACCTTTTCAGTCTTTGCCATTCTCAATTCTCCAGAAAAACTAGGAACAATCTGGGCCTTTCGCGTTTGCCGGTAGAACCCTTAACCGTTGAATCTAGTATAACTCAGGATTCAATTCCGAGCCAAGTGTGGGGTTTTTGTGTCCTTTGCTGCGTTCGTTGTGTCCAGGCAGTAACTATAACAGGCGTTTGAGGTCTGTGCGCATTGTTGAGCAATTCAGTCGGGTACTGTCCTACCACGTAGGGTATATAGGGTACCCCGTAGGGTATCCGCCGGCGTATGTAACAGATGTAACAGCCGCTTGACGCGGCCCAATTTTACGTGGTAAAATTGGCGCCCGGATACCCCTGGGGGTATAGTATCGAGATAATAAAAAAACCCGCTCTCCGGCGGGTTTGTGAAATTAGCTCTTATCAATATCAGGATTATATAGTACCCCCACCGGGAAACCCATTTCTTGCATATAGGTCTTGAGTTTCTCGCAGATATCCTGAAATACGGCGTCGTGATGGTAGTCATTATTAAACTTATTATTCTCGACCATACTAGCGTGTACCAGTTCGTGCAATATGGTATCACTCACCGAATATCCAGACATAAGGCATTCATTCAAGCAAATGGATATCTTGAAATACTGGATTTTGTTTTTGCGGTAAATGGTATAAGTTATTCCAGCGGTGTCCTTCATTTTCTTAGTAAACTTATTGACCAGAGTAACCCTCACGGGTATATTGATATTCAAAGCCTTACAGGCTGTGAGAATCATAGTACCAATATCCATCATATTATTTCACCTTGAAATGTTGATTAACTTGATGCGCATTCCAAGAATATGCCGTGATTTTCTCGCGCCATTTTGCCTTTTTGGCAATATGCACCAGAGTGGGCAATTCATAACCAATAATATCCTCCAAACTAGTATGAGGCTCGTCGGTCATACCACCAGTGAGAAACCCAGTAACAGTTTCGGCAGTAGTGGAAAACGTCATATTGCCTTTATCTGTGCGATTATTGAACAGATGATTTTCGAGAACGAATTGTTTGAATGGCTTAGTATTGCAGATATTGCCAACAGCAGCGCCCCACAAACAAAACCGCTTTGCAAACATATCCAATTCAATAGCAGTATTGCGGCATTTACCCATATCAAAAGCCAGATTATAGGCTGTCAATTCAGGATTATATTTAGTATTAGCCTTATCAAGCCAACGATTAATGGCAGATACTGAGGCAAGCATTCTAGACCCAGTATTCAACATTTCATAATAGTTATTCATCCGACGGTCAACGCTATTTTGTGACCAAACACTCTCGGCATTACGATCATAGAATAGGGAATCTACGCCGAAAACAGTATTAACCAATACTGCGCATTGAGAAAAGATATTGCCTTGCCGATCACAGATAACAGCGCCAAAATCGACAACCTTATCTGAAATACTAGTTTCAGTATCGACAATCAGAAAATACTGTTTTGCAGCCACGCTTGAAGCTCCGTTGTTTAGGGAACCCAAGTGTATCACGTTTCTAGCCAGTCTGCGCAATGTCCTACTAATTTAGTCTGTCAAGCGTTATTACAAACTGTTACAACTCGCCCCGCTGCTGTTACAAACTGTTACAATTGGCCGAATTGACGCGGCCCAAAATTATATGATATAATTTTGGCGCCCATATGTAACAATTTGTAACAGAGTATGGGCGAAATAATAGCCGCCTAATGCGGCTATTATTTATTGTTCAAACGGCCAGGTTATGTAATCATTATATAGCCATTTAAGAAAATAAACGACCCAGAAAATCGCCATGATTATGCAGTAGGCGATAACTAATTCAATCATAATGGTCGGCATATTACTCCACCACCGTAATCTTAGTATTTAACTTTTGTATGTATATATCCTCGTCCTCAAATATCTTTTTATACTCTCGTGCCTCATTCAGGGAAATGTGACTAAGAAAACCCATTTTATGAATCCAGAAAATACCAAGTATACGTTCTTGAACCATATAAGATTCAGTATTACCGCGCTTAACAATACGATATTTATTCATATTAATGACCCTGCTTTGACGGAATATAAACGCCACGAATACCGAAATGATCGCAAACTGCCTTCAAATAGGCAGTATTATCTTCATAGAATGTAGCGTCAGCCTTGCGAAACTGCTTCAAATTGAAAAACTTTTGCAAGCCATTGATTTTCAATTGACCGCCGGAAATAGTTTCACCGGGCTTGCGACTAATAAGATAATCGGGTTTGCCTAGAATCTCATTCACGAATTGATAATCGGCCGCACCCATAACTCGCGCAGTCGCGATGATAACGTATGTATTATCGCACAACAAATCAGCGCGATATTGTTCGGCCAAAGGCAACAAACCATCATCCATCGCACGATATTCATTAGCGCGCCAGTATTCCAAATCAATCTTTTCAATACCATTGACATTAACTGTACGGTATCTGTGCGTGCTATCCACAATAGTACCGTCCATGTCATAGATTGAAACTTTAGTAATTGCGGGCATTTAAGACCTTTCGTTGATGAAACCGCATCTTAGCATGGATTTACGCCCAGCAGACGCATCGTTACAAACTGTTACACCTTTCTGCTGTCAATAGGTGAAAACCCCTATTGTGGACAATAACCCTACGAGTTACAGGTTGTTACAACTTTTTTGTTGACGCGGCCCAAAATTATATGATATAATTTTGGCGCAAATTACCCGACTGATTTAGTCGGGTAATTTGCGCTATTCTTCCTCGGTATATATTTCTTCAGTTTCTATAACCTTTCCGTATACTGCCTTGATAACTTCGGCAAACTGATAGATAGTTTCGGGAGGCCTATGCCCAGCAAATACCAATTCATCCCCATCATCACGTATTTCAATCCAATCATCATTATAAGATATAATTCTAGCCATTAATGAATCTCCACGCGGTTAATTTCACGAATAATATAACCTGCAAACTTCAACCGCAGATTACGTCGAGTTTCCGAGAATTGAATCAGGGTTGAACCATCGCCAAAAACAATCTCAAATAGTTTCACTTAGAGTAACTCCGTTTCTATGATAATATAACTATCAAAGCTACTATCGTGGATACTTGCAAATAATGCTTCGCAGTACCTTTCCGCGGTATCTTTATCTTTAAACGCACCTTGCAAATATTCGCCTTCATAGTCCGCCACACCAAAAACAAGGTAAATCATACTAGTTTCTTTCCCAGAGTTTATAACGTATCATCACGCCCAGAAACAAAAGATTCGCAAAATAGTTTGACAGTAAAGGCAAATCCATTTTGGGAATCACATAAATGATTGTCAGTATTTCACCCCCTAGCCAAGCCAAAAGAAAAAACCAATTCAACCCCCTAGAATGTCCGTCTCGCATACATTGCCACGCTTGAGGTGCGCCGCATACTGCGAACAATAGGGAGCCAATCCAGCCGAGAATTTCAGTGTTCATCGCAGAAATAAATGATGATGATTGGAGCAAATGCGTAAACAACAACAATCAAGAATGTATATTGCAGCATATTAAATCAGCCTGAAAAATGCGACGATATTAGCAGCAAAGAATGCAAACGTGAAAATCGAATGATCCTCGTTAATATATATTGCGACAATTGAACTAGCCAAAAACGCAACAATACCGGGCGGAATCAAACCAGTTGCGCAAAGCCAAGCACCGATAACCGCCAACAAACTAGGAAAGTTATTCATTTTGCGCGACTCGCAGCCCATTTAGTATTATTAAAAGGATGGCATCTCTCAGGCATAATACCTAGATCATTAGCCATTACCCATTTCCAGCCATTACCATGCCCATTATCGTCATATTTAGTATAGGCTACCAGATGGGCTAATTCGTGGGGTACTACCCAATTAATGAATCTTTCGCCATGCTCCAAAAGCAAATCATGGCTTAAATCAATATATTGTGGATTCTCCCATGTAAAAGCACGGCCACCAGTAGTTTTCAGCCGCTTATTGATAACAACGGCGGGGTATCGAATCTGAATATCAGGATATATTGCGCGCAGTTTATCCCATACGATATTCCGACGAATATCTGCCAATGCGATCAGGTGAGCAAGTGTTTGAGCCATGCGGCGATTCTAGCAGGTTTTCGCACCGCAAGCAATACCCCTTCAAGTTACAGGTTGTTACAACTTTCTTCTGTCAATAGGTGTTTACCCTATTGACGCGGGCCGATTTTCTATGATAAAATCGGCGCAAAATGTAAAAGCTGTAACAACCTGTAACTTACAGGTTGTTACATTTGCGGCGCCACAAAAGCCGACCAAATTGGTCGGCTTTATTAAAGGGAATAACCCGTGAAACCGTCGGCATCAACATCATCTGGTTCGATAACCAGAGATTCAAAGCATGCGATATCGGCTGCGCGCATTTCAAATCGACGAATAACGCATTGTCTGTATGTGCCGCGCAGAATAACCCGACCATAATGCAACAGTTTAAACATTCTATTATTTCCAGAATGTGAACAGGGTTTTCAGGGTAACCCATACGCTACGCTTGACGGTACGCACGGGAGCGGGAACCATCCACGAATCCAATTGGCGTGGAGTTGCTTGTGCCAATTGCATTTGGATATTCGCGTAAAATTCGCTGCGGTTTGCGCGCATGGTCAGTCTTTCAAAGTGGCTGAATTGGATTCTATCACATAGCATGGCCAGATTCTGCGTGCTTTGTTCACGGCAGCCTGAGCAGTCCTAGCCTTAACGATTACCGTGAACTTGCGATAGTCAAAGCGCACGGCAACGATAAAGGTCAGCATACCATTTGCCTTTTGGGTGGTGATCGAGTCCATGTATCTAATATAGGCGATCTGGTCCAGTTCGTCCACCTGCTTTACGCTTCTTTACATTGTAAATCTTTGTAACAGTGTTTGACGCGGCCCATTTTACTGTGGTAAAATGGCGCCTGCATACCCCTAGGGGTATGCGCTCCCTACTTCTTGCCGCTGTTGCGGCGGGCCTTCAGATCGCGGCATTCCTGCGCACGCTTCGCAGCATTACCAGTGTTTGCCTTACGAGCAGGGGCAGGCAGAGGAGCCAAACCGTGCGATACGCGGAACTCATTGATCTGCTTGAGATTCATTCTCATTACTCCTAGTGGTTAACCAACAACAATCGAAATGCCCGTGCGCACGTCATGCAGCGTGATGCTAGAACTATCGCGCTGCAAGCGGGCCAAGTCACGGATGCTAGTGTAAGAACTGGAACCGTACATCTTGAAGTCATCGCCACGCGCCCAGCCAGCGCGCAGTTCCAGCTCATTTGCATAGCGCTTACCCTGAGCAGTGGCAGACAGCAGCAGCAGGGGAGAGGAAACAGAACGCAGTGCCGTGAACATTTCAGAATCTCCTTAGTAGGAAAGAAGGACAACAGTCAATTCGCGCGCAGTCAAGTCAAAGATGCGCATAATTTCTTCTTCGGTCAGGCCTTCCAGATATGCGGCCATGATCTTTTCTTGCATGTTAGGCTGCCTTCAGTTGCGATTGGAAAACATTGATGATACGATCACCGTCAATCTGCACACGCGCAGTGGCCACGCCACGCAGTTCAACGATAGTGCAATTGTACTTTTCAGTACGCCCGCTAGAGAAAACGGTAACGATAGCACGCGCGCCATTGGTAAGCATGTTCTGCCCTTTGGTGGTTGACGATGAAGATCCCATATACGTAATATAGCGCATCCTAGCCTGTCTGTGTGCAGCTTTACAAATTGTTACATCTTACATATTGTTACACAAGTTACAGACTGTTACAAATGGGGGCGGTTAGCAGACTGTAACAAGATGTAACACCGCATAGCCCACCCCCACGGCCTATTTTAGATTTTTGTCGGTAATACTTTGGGTGCCATTCCACGCTATAAAATATTATAAATCAATCAACCGGTATAGTCAAATCTAGATTCCACAACCCAAAAAATTTTTGCACTTGCGCTACCCGCCCACAAGCGATATAATATAACATATTCGTATAACTATAACAATATTATGAGCCTTCCAGTCACAACCCCAGCGGAGACGCTAAATATAAGTCCAGAGGCCCTAGAAGTGGCAAATGCCTATCTTCAGTGCCAGGACGTCAAAGAAACCGCAGACTCTCTAGACATTACAGTCGAATTAGTGACTCAAATACTAACTAGACGTGAGGTCAAAGCGTACATCGACCATGTGTTTATGAATATAGGGTTCAATAATCGGTTTAAGATCCACGCTGCGATGGATGCAGTGCTAAAGCAAAAGTTCCAGGAGCTAGAAGAGTCCGGAATGGGGTCAACCAAAGATATTGCAGAACTTCTAGCCCTTAAGCACAAGATGACTATGGACGAGCTAAAGGCACAGACTGAATTGGAAAAGCTGCGTCAGACGAATATCAAGAATCAAGTCAATGTACAAATTAACGACGGAGTCTCCGACGGTAGTAGGTATAGTCAATTAATCCAATCACTATTAGGCAATGTTCAACAAGGCACTTAAATACCTAACTAACAAGCGTCCAGAAAAAGCAGTTCCACTATTTATGAAACTGCTTAAAGATGGAGCTGAATATAAGGAAATCTATCTAAACCTAGGCTCCTGCTATAAAATGCTAGACAGAGATGATGATGCGATCGAAATGTATCTGAAAGCCGCCGATCCACTAGTACCTTTTACTAATAATAGCTTCGTAGATGAGTATCCTGAAGCTCTTAATAATCTAGGGCTAATGGCCGGCACATACCAAGAAGATGATATTTCATTAATGTACTATCGTAGAGCTATAGCCGCTAATCCCAAATACTACGATGCTTACTGGAATATGGCTAATACTTTACTGCGTAAATATTCTAGCCGCAAATATGACAATTTGAAGTTCTGTTGGGAACTATATGAAAATAGATTCAAGCGTACTCTAGCACCCGTAACTTTAAAATCCCGTGCACCTGTGCTACATTGGATGGGAGAGAATGTAGATACGTTGTGTATTCTAGCAGAACAAGGTATGGGCGATCAGCTAATGTGGGGTAGATATTTAGCCCTAGCTGCTACTCGCTGCAATAAACTTTATGTACAGTGTAATGAGTCGATGAGAGTATTCTTCTCCTCGTATAATACCTGTAGCGATCCTAGTGAGATCCCCGGTACTGTTTATGGTATCGGGATGTGTAGTCTAGGTCGCATATTTAATCAAGGATTACCAGATGGAGAATGGCTAAGTGACAGAAATATTTCGAAAATACCCAACGGGAAACTGGACATTGGGGTTACCTGGTCCGGTAATCCTAATCACGCTAATGATAGGCATCGTTCTACTGAATCCTCCCGCTTTCGGACTCTTGCAAAGTTTGGTACTCTATATACTCTTAACCCTACCGAAGCTGGTAGAGTGGGTTTTGTCGACCTAGCATCATCTTGCTGGTCTGATAGTATAACTGCCCTTTCGCACGTTGATCTAGTAATCTGCGTAGATACTTCTATTGCACACTTATGTGGTAGTATGGGTAAGCCATGTTGGCTACTTAATATGAGAAAAGATCCAGACTGGCGATGGGGTGACGATTCGATGGGATATGACAATGTGTGGTATCCATCGGTACGTGTATTTAGAAATCCGGGAAACTGGGATATTGTATTTAATAATGTGGAGATAGAACTTGAGAAGTTGTCAAACAGCCTACGGACCGTGTAAGTTCTATGGTAAGGATATGTTTATTGGTCGATCGCTGTACGCTTACGGCGAGTGGGGTGGAGAAGAAGCCTCGGTAATTGCTCATTTAGCAGTTTCTGGAGGTGGATTAGCTTTAGATGTAGGAGCTAATATTGGCTTCATGTCTATGGCTATGCTAGACGCTGGTTGTGATGTTGTATCTTTTGAACCACAACCCGCACTATTTGATTTACTAGTAGAGAATACTAGTAAATGGCAAATTCATAGCAACTTTACCCGCATTCTGCCATTCGCGCTATCGGACTTTAATGGTACATCCACTATGCCTAGGATCAGGTATGGAGAGAAAGGTAATTACGGCGGCTTAGCACTTGGTCAAAGAAGCGAACTAGGCGTAATCGAAGTAGAATGCCGCACTTTAGACTCAATGAGCTTTAATAAAATAGGCTTCATTAAGATCGACGTAGAAGGCCATGAGACTGCTGTATTGCGAGGTGCTAGGCAAACCATCCTACGTGACCGACCTATAATGTATATCGAAGATGATCGTCCTGATAAATCCTTACATTTACAAGAAATGATTAAAGGAATGGGTTATACTATCGAACGCCACTATCCTAAACTCTTTAGAAAAGATAACTTTGCTGGTAATCCAGTAAATATCTGGGATGTAGAGTATTCGTCCCATAACCTGATTTGTAGACCATGTTAACTGTTTCTAGAAAAGATGTAGATACTGAACTAATTACAGAATACCCTGCTGCGACTAGATTCATTAAGCTGCCAATAGTTCCGTATTTGAAACTATTGCCTATCATGGACCCAGAGACTCTAGAGAAGACAAATGCTCTAGAATGTATCAATAGACCTCAAAAAGCGTTGATCAACGCGATTAATAATCCTGCGTATCGATTCGTATGTGCAGCACTAAGTCGTAGACTTGGTAAGACTTTCATTGCTAATGTAATTGGGCAACTAGTATCATTAGTACCTAACTGTAACGTACTAATCATGTCGCCTAACTTCTCACTTAGTTCGATCAGTTTCGAATCTCAGCGAAAGTTAATTAAGACCTTTGATCTAGAAGTAGCTCGTGATAACTTAAAAGACAAGATTATTGAACTGTCTAATGGTTCGACTATTCGTATGGGCTCTGTTGGTACAGTCGATAGTTGCGTTGGACGTTCCTATGACCTAATTATCTTCGACGAAGCTGCTCTTAGTGAAGGTGGACTTGAAGCTTTCAATATTAGTTTACGTCCTACTCTAGATAAGCCCAATTCCAAAGCTATCTTCATTTCGACTCCTCGGGGTAAGAATAATTGGTTCAGCGAATTCTTTCACAGGGGCTTTAGTGACGAGTACCCCGCTTGGTGCTCTATACATGCTGACTATTTCGAAAATGACAGAATGAGACCATCTGACGTAGAGGAAGCTAAAAGCACTATGTCTAAGGCTGAATTCGAGCAGGAATACATGGCTAACTTCAACGTATATGAAGGTCAGATCTTCCAAGTAGATAAAGATCGAAATACGGCGGATTCATTTGAAATGCATGACCGCTGCGAGTCATTCGCGGGACTGGACCCCGGGTATAAAGACCCTACAGCTTTTATACCTATAGTATACTCTGAATTAGAAGACTGTTTCTACATAGTAGATGAGTATCTAGAGTCAGAAAAGTCCACCCCAGAACACGCTGATAGTTTTAAAGAGCTTATTAATAAATGGGGTATTGATGCTATTTTTATAGATCCCGCTGCCGCTCAATTTGCTGGTGATTTAGCCTATATACATGATATAGCCACGATCAAAGCAAAGAAAGATGTGTTAGCAGGTATTGCTTTTGTTCAGGGGCTATTACAACAAGGCAGATTAAAAATACTTAAGCACTGTACTAAAACACTAGCAGCCTTTGACCAGTATCAGTGGGATAGCAGAGAAACTCTCACGAAAGAAAAACCTGTTCATACCCATAGCCACATCCCAGATGCTGTAAGGTACGCATTAGTAACTTACACTTTATAATTAAAGCCGCTAACTAAATATTAGCGGCTTTTTTGTGCCTGTAAAAATTGAGCTTGTGCTACATATGCTGTACTGGTATAATTAGTGTAGTTAAGATAATAGCGTGAGAAATATGGCTAAAAACACAGGCAACAATAGAATACCCGTAAAATGGGTAAGAGATAAGGCTAAAGCAGCCTATGATAAAAAAGATACTTGTTACATTTGCGGCACTAATATAGACCTGGAATTACACCATACACGCTCAATAACAGTCCTCCTAGAGAACTGGGCCCACAAAAATCACTACGATATTTCTACTGATGAAGGTATTTTGGCCGTTCGAGATCAGTTTATCGCTGAACATCACAAAGAGATTTATGATGACGTATTTACTTTATGCAATAGGCATCACGTAATGCTGCATGGAATATACGGAAAAAAGCCTGCTTTGTATACAGCGGATAAACAAGTGATCTGGATTGAGAAACAAAAAG